GGCGCGCCGGCGGCGGGGGGCTGTTGCCGATCCGGACGAGGCGCGGGCCGCCGCGGAGACGGTCTCGCCGATCTGCCGGATGAGCTGATCGAATTCCGGGCGGGCCTCGATCCGCCCCGAAAGGTCCACGGCGGTATTGAGGGCCCGGGCGGCCAGCATATGGATGGCATCGATGGCGTCGCGGTTCATTGGACCGGCCCCCCTTTCGCGTCGACAACGGTGTCCCATGCCGCCAGGCCGATGCCGCGGAGGCTGTTGATCCGCCCTTCGGGGCCCCGGGCCTTGTAGTCGCTGACCGGTACCGATCCGCGCAGGACCTTGAAGAAGCGTTCGCGGCCGGCGGGCGTTTCGCCCAGGCTCTCGGCAAAGCGGGTATAGGCGGCGTACAGGTCGTTCTTGGAAACGGTGCTGTCCGCATCGATGACGCATTCGGCCTCGATGAAGGCGACGACCGAGGGGGCGAATGCCGACGATTCGGCCGGATCGGCGACGGCGCCGTCGCGCATGGCCTCGCAAAGGTCGGCGTAGTCGGCATAGATGACGGCCTTGGTCTTGGGGCTTTCGTCGTCGAGCTGGTGCATGCGGCAGACGATCTCCAGGAGGCGCACCCGCAGGGACACCTTGATGCCGCGGTGACTCTTGCGCACCCGGGCCATAAGCTCCGGCGTGACGGCCGCGGGGTGATCCGGCCCGGGAAGCGCCCGGGAGGCCTGTTCGGCCAGGGCCGTCTTCATCCGGTTGAAGGCCTCGATGTAGGCGAGCTTGTACTGCATGGCCTTCCGGCCGGTGAAGCCCATGACCAGAAGGATGAAGCCGTCGAAGGTGATCCGGTACATGGGGCGCTTCTCGCCTTTTGCGTCCACATATTCAACGGCGTTAAAATTAACTTCGTTGAATTCATCAGGTGCTTCTAGTGCCCTAATTGTCTTCATCACATTGTGGTGATCCTTGCCGAAGACCTCGGCGATGTTCAAAGACGTGGTGACGAGCTGGTCGTTGACGAATTCTACGATGGGACAAATGACGCGGGTTGCTGCTTCAGACATGGTGTGCCTCCTTCGCTTTTAGTGTGGCCGCAATAAAATGGCGGCGGGTCTCAACTACCGAGCGAAGTCGGCGTGGCTTATTCCCCTTGCGGGTGTTGTATTCGGCCCTCTTGACCCGCCGAAACGGCGTTTGAAGTGCCCGAACGGGCGTAAAAAAACCGCGTCTGACGGGTGCGGAAGAACCGCTTCGCTCAATAGTGCCCTCACCGTGCCAGACTTCTTCCCTTTTGTCAAGTTTTTTGTACAGTTCAAAGGCGGCCCGTCCCGATCGGGACCGGCCGCCTGCATGCTTGCGGGGCATGGGGTGCTCCTTAACAGGGCGCTTCGGATTCGGTGATGTCGAGGTAATATTCTTTCCCGACTTCAAAGAGATCGTCTTTTACGCCCGTCACCGACAGGTCGCCGTTCGGCGTGGCGGCAAAAAACGACTGGTTTTCTTCCGATCCGCTCATGACCGCGGTGAATTTGTAGTTCCAGAGAAACTTATGCCCGCTCCAGCCTTCTTGCTTCGTAACCGATGTGCATCTGAATTTACATCTGACCATAACTTTACTTCTCTCCTTTCCGTCCGTTGTTGTGCGGCCGCGTTTCCGCTTTCGCCGAGGCACGCGGCCAGGCCCCTAAGGGTGGGTGATGCCCCGCGGTTTTCACTGCTTAAATAAAATCGGCTACCAATTGCTCATTTCGTCCGCTGCAGCCATTTCGGGATCTAACTCATAATCAATCATGTCCGGATCAGCATCAAAGCACATATGGGCCTCTTCTTCGCTAAGTCCATATGACATGAGAGCCTTGATATAACGTTCCTTCCATTCCTTTTTATCAACGACATGTGTTATCGTGTCTTCCATGTTTTCACTCCTCCTCGTCTTCCGGGATTTCCCCGGGTTTGATCGGCGCCGGTTTGCGGGTGCCGAATTTGAAGTATTCGTCGATGTTCTCGGTATGGGCGCACCACTGTCCGTCGATGATGCAGGCGGGAAAGCCGGCGGTGACCAGGCGGTAGAATTTCTTCTTCGACATTTTACAGTAGGCCGCGATGACGTCGGCGGTCCACAGGATCTTTGCGCTAGTTTGCTCGTTCATTTAACCACCCGGGGCGACGATAGCGATCTAGTATGTTTCTGACCTGGGAGATGCCGGCGGCGCCGTCCCGCTGCGGCCGTTCGTCACGGGAGGGCGGCGGCTGCTTCGGCTGTGCCGCGGAGGCCTCCGGCACGGTCTTCTCCAGGGCGGCGGCGAGCATCTGGAGGCTGGGCGTCCATTCGGGATCCGCGCAGGCGGCGGCGTAGACTTCGCAGTCCAGGTAGTGGTTGGCCTTGCGCTTGCGGACCCAGGCGGTTTTCTTCCGCCGCGGATCCCATTCTTTCTGCTCTGCCAGGAGCTGCTTGACGTAGTCGGCGCCGGTTTCGGCATGGAGATAAAAGCGCTGGCTCTGGGGCTGCCCGGTCTCCGGATCGACGCCGCGGTCGAGGCGGAAGTGGATCAGGTCCTTGAACTGGTTGACGTCGAGCAGGCGAAGGGCCAGGCCGCCCGGAATGGCCTTGCCGCTGGAGGGCATCTTGTCAATGACGGAGACGGATATCCGCTTGAGGCGGTCCTTCGATTCGCCCTTGACGCCGTAGATGGTGTTCGGGCGGACTTTGCGGAGGTACTGGTACATTTCTTCCGTGCGGCTGATTTCCTGGATCTCGTCTTTGCCGCCGCCGGTGTCCACGGCCGACCGCCAGATGCCCATGGTCCGCTGGCTGTTTTGGACGGGAAAGCGGACGGTGTAGGCATAGGATTCGAATTCGTCCCAGGTCGGGATAAAGCCGTAGTCGATGAGCCAGGAGGTGAGGTCCGGCGCCCAGGCCCTGACGATGTACCAGTAGCCGTGCTTCTGCGAGTCGCCGCCCAGGGTGAGGGCCACGGCTTCTTCCGGGACGACGCCTTTCGGGATGTCGGTTTTGTGGCCGTCGAGAACGGTGTTTTCGTCGCGCGGGGTGACGACGTCCCGGTAGCCTTCGGTTTTGTGCTGGGTGACGAAGATCTCCCGGTTTTTTGGGCTTTCTTCGGCGACGATCGAGGCCGCGGCGACGTCTGACAGGCTGATGAATGGTGAGTACCAGCTCCCCTTCAGGTAGAAGCCGACGGCCCTGGGTCTTTCGACGGGCTCGGCGGCGATCCATTTGCCTTTTTTGACGGCTACGTCGCGGAGGTAGTCGTCCCAGAGCATGCCGCATTTGGCGCATTCGTAACGGGCCGATTTCTTGCGGCGAATGGTCCGCGGGTCTTTCAGTTCGGCCGGCCAGGTGATGCTCTCGAATGTCATTTGCTGCAGCTCGCCGCAGTAGGGACAGAGGGCGTGATAGTAGCGGATCTCGTCCATCTGTCGGCGCATGATGGTGAGGATCGCGCCTTCGTCGGTGGTGGGCGTGGAGAAGTAAAGAATTTTCTTGGTATGCGGAAAGGCGTTGGTCCGGATCTCGCCCAGGGCGATGGGATCCGGTTCCTTCCCGGCGTAGTCGGGGTATTTGTCGGTTTCGTCGAAGTAGATTTTTTCGACGGATTCTGAGGCGAGTTCGGCGGCCGAGGTGGCCCAGGCCATCATCAGGTCCATGCCGTTGACGAAGTTGATGTAGTAGACGGTCGTGTCGCCCAGGCGCGGGCTCATGAGCGAGGAGATCCGCGGCGTGCCGACAAAGGACGGCTTGAGCTGCCGGCGCATCATGCGCTTGGTGACTTTTTCGTCGGGCATGACGTACATGGCGGAGCTGGGCCGCTGGTCGATGTCGTACATCAGCATGTTGATGGCGCTCTGGGATTTGCCGGACTGGGGCGGAAAGCAGAGGGCCATTTCGCGAATGTACGGATCGTTCCAGGTGTCCATGGGCTCGATGCAGTATGGGGTGACCTCGTTTCGCCATTTGCCCTTGCGCGGGCCCACGGTCAGCACGCGGTGACGGGCCGCCCACTGGGAGACTTTGAGAGGGTCAGGCCGTTTGTAGATGCGCTTTTCGTAGTCGCCGAAGGTGATGATCATTGCTCGTCCTCTTCTTCGCCGGCGTCGCCGTCGTCTTCCATGATCACTTCGAATTCGCGGGCCTGGGCGAACTGATTGAGGTATTCGGCAAAGCAGCCGCTGAGGTATTCCATCAGGTCGATGATCTTCTCCGGATTGCCGTCGACCAGGGCGATGATCTCCGCAGCGTTGCCGCGGGCGATGTTCTCGAGGCCGGATTTGATCAGGATCGCCTTGGCGGCGAGCTCCCGCTCGTAGTCGATGCGCGGGATAAACCGCTCTTTTTGTAGCTTGGTCCTGAGCTCCCAGTGTTCGGCCTGGGCGGTGGCCCGCCTGACTTCGGCCTGGGCGCGCTCTTTGTTGAATTCGTCGTCGCTGTTGTCGGCCAGGTGGTATTTGATGTAGTTGGCCACGGCCTCTCTGGTGACGGTGCCGTCCTTCTCGACGGCGAGGATGTTCTTGTCGCAGTCGTTATAAAGCTTCGATTTGCCGATTTTGTATCCTTCGCTCTTGAGATACTCGAGGACCTCCATGCGGGTCTTGAAGGGGATATCGCTTTTGGGGGTGAGATAGCGGACCAGCAGCGCCGATACCTGATCGAAGGCCTTCAGGTTTTCGGCGGATGGGTCCTTTATTACCCGTTCTTTCGCTTCCTTCTTGGCTTCGATGAGCGTTTGCAGGTCGTCATCATCGGAATTTTTAAGTATGTCGATCAGTGCCTGTTCGTCCATTTCAGATCCGTCGAGATTGTGCCGGCGTCGTAGTATGTATTGCGGGTCTCTATTGAAGGCCCGCAGAGGAGAATCAATTTCCCGATACCTTGTGAATTGCGTTGAACTTGTGCCGCCAGAGGCGGACCGACTCTTCGGTGATCCCCACTTTATCGGCGATGATGCGCCCGGGAATGTTGAACCCCAAAAAAACTGCTAAAAGGATGATCTGCCTGAATGAAAGATGGCAGCCGCTCAGGAATGTATCGGTGAGAGCCGTAAAGAACTTCCCGCAGTTTCCGCAGCAGATTCTTTCATTTGCCCAAAATTTAAGCTTGCGCTCACCGGCCAGTTCGATTCCGCATCCCGGACATCTGGCAACGTCCTTATGAATCTCCGTCAGCACCCAGACCCGGCAAACCGCCTCCGAAAGAAAATCCACGGTGAAGTCGTTCAGGATGTCCACATGCGAGAGCAGATGCTTCCGTGCCGTCTCAAGATTTGTAGTGTTTTTGCTGTGATCCATTCTTCCGCTCCATTAATACCAAGCAAGTAGTGAAATACCGCGAGTCGAGGCCC